ATTGACAGCACATCGTTTGTGCCTTTTATTAGGGTTACTACGTAGGGCAGCATGATTTCGGTGGGCTCACCGTCCTCATCCTCGTCCTCAAACCCCTCCAAGTCCAAGTCCACATGGCACTCATATAAGGTATAGCGCTCATCACCCAAGTCGTTGAACCCAGTCTCTTTGTCCTTGGCTTTTTGGATGTCAGTGCGATCCTTGGGCGCATCGGGTAGCTCGATGTCCAAGTAAAAACCCGCTTGCTGGAGCTTTAGTATCTCGTTTTTGGTCTTGCGCATGACATGGGTCACACGGAAGCAGGTATCCAAATCAGTGGCCCCATAGGGCAGCAAAATGTCTTCGGCAGGCACAAACATCGACACTTGGCGTCCCAAACTTGGGTCGTAGTACACCTTTTTGAACGCCGAACCGGTGGCCGGGAGGCTCCACAGCATGCGCTCGTGCTCTGCCCGGAACTCCACCATGTTCTCGGTCAACTCAAAGTTCATGTCCTCCTCAACCCGCGCTGCGGCCTCGCGCACCTGCGGATCATCCAGTCCAATGATCTTGGTTTTTACCGGCCCACGGGCAGGAAACGTTTCAGTAATCGTTTCAGCCTGAAAGCGCACCACCGCCTCGGTAATCATGGGGTGGAACACGCCACACGCCCCTTGCCACGGCTCCGTGCGATCCTCCATTTGTAGGCCCAGCAGCTTTAAACCCTCGACGTAAGACTTCTCCCACTCCTTGCGGGACTGTTTGTCGTTGTCAATGTCCCCCGCCAATTCGCCTGCCAAGGTTTGTAGCGCCCCGGAAGTTATGTACTCGGCCAAGTTGTCGTCAAAGCCTTCCTCACCCTCGTCATCCCCGGGCTGAATGCTTATTTCCATGCCGTCTGCACGAATATTTACTTCTTCCGGGTCAATAATTTCAATTTCCAAGGCCGACTCGTCTTGTGCAAGCGCGTCGATCCCCATTGGTTGTTGGTACAGGGCTTTGTCTACATTGGTTGCCATATCAAATCCTTAAAAACTCAGTAATACGCCGCACGGCGCTTGAAATAAATCGGCTCATCTTTCTCGTCCGTGTCCAACGAGATAAACCCACCCTGCCGGTAACGCAGCAGGGCTTGGCTGGTGGTATCTACAAAGTCGTCATTATCTCCGTTGGGGAACGAGGCTACTTCCTCAATTACTTCCCGTGCCCAGCGAGTATCTGGAGCCCAGACTTTACCTGAAGCAAACAAATCCGCAATAGCGTTGACCCGCACGATCTTGTCGTTGCCCCGGCTGGGGTTTGTTTCCTGTACGGGGATGCCCATTGCCCGAAGTTCTTGGATCAGCGGTGCACCAGCCGACTTCTTCTCCACAATGAACGCGTCGGGCTCCCACTCTTTCCAATGTTTGAGCGCTGCGGCCTTGAGGTCGGGGAATGTCATGCGCTCTTTAAACGCGTCGAGCAAAATTATCTGGGCCTCGTCCTTTTCTTCCTCGTTGTAGAACACGCCCCACGTTGTACAGGCCGAGTAGTCGGAGTTGTTCTTTACTTCATGGGCCGTATCCCATGACTGGATTATGTACTCACACTTGGGCGGGTCGTCCAAGGGCCAAATGCGCCAGAGTTTTCGGGAGATGATGGCGGCGGCGTTGGATGTGGGCTGTTGCATGTACTGGGCGTTCCAGTACTGGGGGTCAATGGATGCCTTGGTTGTCTTTAGCTGCGCCAAGGGCCACTGCTCTGGCCAAAGGGACTTCTCGTCCTCGGTTCCTTCGTTCAATATAGCAGGCAGTTCCACGATCTCCCACGGCTCCGCGTCGGGATTCTTGGTTTGGTAGTCGATCAACCGGCCTGTCAAGTCCAGTTTACCCCAACGCGTCATCACAATGATGATTGCCCCTCCGGGCATCAGGCGCTGCAAAGGGCCAGTTTGGAACCACGACCACGCCGTGTCAAATGCTAGACGGCTGTTGGCCTTTACGTCCTGCTCCGAGTGAGGATCGTCTACGACGAACAAGTCCGCACCACGACCGGCAAGAGCACCCCCTACGCCTGCGGCGTAGTACTGGCCTCCTGCGGAGGTACTCCACTTACCTGCGGCCTTTTGGTCGTCTGCAACCAAAGTGTTTGAAAAAACCTCACCGTAGTCCTCGCTGTCGATCAGATTTCGTACCCGCCTACCAAAGTCTTCGGACAACCCGGCGGTGTGAGTCGCCATAATGATCTTCTTCTCGGGGTACTTACCAAGAAAATATGCGGGGAACAGGTAGCTGCTGAATTCTGACTTGCCCATACGCGGGGCAATGTTGATAATCACGCGCTTTTTCTTGCCTTCAATCACATCCGTGAAAATCCGGGCCAGTTTCCTGTGGTGCGGCCCCACTTTGAACCCCGGGTAAACCGCGTTGGCAAAGCCCAGCATATTATTTTGGGCCGCTTGCAGGGTAGCTCGGCGCTCCCTGACCTCCAAATCGGCAAAAAGCTCCAACTTTTCTGCGATCGACATCGTTGGCAAGGCCAACTGGAGTGCTGCAAGCTCCGCTTTACTTAGCGTAGTTATTTTTTCAGTCGTCATCGGTTGGGGTTTCTAATACATCCTGCACTTCTTGGATGTCTACCACGCCCATGAACTTGGACAGTTTGTCTTTTATGCGCTGGTCAAGCTCAGTATCTGTCAGATTCTCTTTCTTCAACTCAATTTTGTCCGTGAACAGGCCCACCTCGGTCACTTTGCCTAGCAGCCCAAGTGCTTTTAGCCGGATGCTGGCGCTGGGGTTGGTCGTTTCCTCTACCAGTTTGGCTACCGCGTACCCCCGTAGCTGCTGCGCTTGGTGAATAAACTCCCAGTCATAGGCGGTAAGCATGCCCACAATGTGTTGGACGGCCTCTGGGGTTTTGATCTGGGCTATGGCGGTATGGGTGAGTTGCTCAGGGGCGTTGGTGAGCAGGTTGGCGAACGTGGAACGTGCCGCGTCTTTGTCTAACTGGGTGGTTAAGGCTTCAGTATCTACCGCGCCCAGTTCTTTTAACCAGTCCTTGGTTTTGATTTTGGCGTCAAGCGCTTGCGCTGGAGTCACCTCGTCGGTGTCCAGTATTGTTTCCGGCATGTTGTTAAAAACATCCGGTTCAAACTCAATAAGATGGTCAAACATGCGTAAGCCCTTGCAGCCTCGTTGGCGCGAGTATATACTCAGTTCCGGTGACTGTGCAATCCGTTGTGCATTTGCTTCTCCTTGGAGTGGCCTGACGGCACTCTTTAAACCCTTGGTTTGCGCCAAGGGTTTTTTTTCGTTTGGTGTTGTCTAAAGTTAGACATAGGGATATTTTGGATTTTTTAAAAAATTGGTGGTGGGGCGGATTTTGTATTTGGTGGGGCGTTCCCGTTGATTAGCTCTTTGTTCTTTGGCAGTGGCCCACCGGCAGTTCTCGGGGGAGTACCCCAGATCGTTGTTAGTTCTGTCCAAAGAATACCCCGCAGGGGGTTCCCCCATATCCGCGTAGAAGTTTTCAAAATTTAACCAGCGTTCGCACACCGTTATTCCCCGACCGCCGTAATTTGCGTAGCTCTTATTGTTGGGGGACAGGCATCGCGCTAGCAACCCCGACCAACGCCTATACAAGTTGTGTAACGGATGCTGTTTCATAGAGTACGCCGCTGCGTATGGCGTTGGTTTTCTTCCTATGCGGGTATTTCTTTGGCATCCACAAGACGTGGTGTTCTTAGTATTCAAGTGGGTGGCATAGGCAAAAAATTTAACACCGCAGTCGCACAAACACAAACAACGGCGGCGGGATGGTTTTTTTCCTCTGTACATTCTTGAACGCAAAATTGTGTAGCCCATACCAATATCCTCTGGATGTAGAACAGTGTTCAGTATACCCCCAATTTTTAAAAATAGTACAAGTAAGAGCAAAACAGTGTTTATGGCGGCACAGCACAGCCCACTCATATAGTGCTGGTGGGGGTAGGGTGGGGTTGCCTTATACCACATATTAAGGTCAAAAACACCCCATCAAGTAAAATTTGGTTGTCGATGCGGTGGGAAGCCTCTCACTGCGGGACATCAACCGGGACAACTTGTCCCACCAAGGAGAAATCAAATGACAAAGTTCAACACTACTGCAATCACTAAGGCTGTGCTCGCCGCACTCGCCGCAGGTGATGTGTTCGAGACGCAACTAACCACGCTACAGAAGCTGCTCAAGGGCGCAGACCGCCCGACTGTGCACGGCCTCGTTTGCCCAATAGTGGCGGCTAAGTACAACAAGGCGTTCGCTGACGGCAAGTGGGCGGACAGCGACTGCGCGGCTAAGCGCAAGGCCAACCGCATCATCAAGGCCATCGTGGGAGCACAGCCTGCGAAGCAGGCCAACAAGGTGGTGGTCAACAAGGCATTGGTCAAGCAGATGGCAACGATGCTCAAGGGCATGGATGCCAAGGTGCTCAATGCAACTATCGCCGCTGTCAAAGCGGCACTCAAGTAAGCCGGGACAGTTTGTCCCACCTCGATGCACCGGCGCAGATGTTGGGTCTGGCCGGTGTTTCATTTCGTGTCTAACTAGGAGAATCAAATGGCTTATATCCAATCTTTCCAAGAAGCCGATGAAGAATTTGTGTGCGAAACGCACACAAGCGTGTGCGCCGCGTTGAACGCCATGTCCGGCGGCAAATGCCTGTGGCTTGGCGAGAATCGCCGCAAGCTCAAAGAGTTAAAAGCCCTGCTCGATAGCATGATTGCAGGCGACACGCCTATTGGGAGTAAGTACGCGGTATGCAGGCTGTACTGCACGGCCATCGGCTAAGCAGGAAGTTCTGCAAACGTAGCGTGCTACGTTTGCGGGGCGCTCTTGCCCTGACTGTGGACATTTGTCCAACCATTTAGGAGAAATCAAATGAAAGTAATCGGATTCAAACGTAACGCCACCCCCATGGGTGGTATGGCCGTGGCCGTAGCTAGTCGCTACGGCTTAGTGTGGGTTGATGCCCATAATTTCTTTGCCGGGCGCAGAACGCCCGTTTCTAGGCGCGAAGCGATTCGCGCCGTTAAGGCCGCGCCCTACGGGAGAAGCTACTACAGTAGCGCTCCCGCTGGGCGCTGCTACGAGCAAACTAGGCTAGACAACTGACGCGGCGCATAAGGTTATGCGTTTTATGCATAACCTTAAGGTGAAGTGGGACAAGTTGTCCCACCTAAACCACCAAACCGACACCAAGTGTGTAGAACTACATTCCTGCCAAATAGTCAAGTTTGTTTGCGTCCTGCCAAGCAATCTGCCAAGCGCAAACCCGCGCCAAATAAGGCGTTCACAACATATCATCCATCTATCTATATAGATATAGAAACTAAAAGGAGACGTGTTTGTATATGGGTGAGTAGAACTTTTCTTTTCTGCTCGTTTCTACACAGGTAGTTACAAACACCTCTCCTAGCTATAGTTGTTTTTCGAGTGATACTTGCCTGATATACACGCAAACCCATACGCAGTAAGGCTTTGCCCTTGGCAAAACGCATGCAAACACGCAAACAAACTTGACTATTTGGCAAAATCAAACGCCAAACTAGGGTAAACCCTAATCAAAATCGGTGCGTGCCCTGCCGTTTCAGGGCACATTTTGGAGAAAACCGTGCTCAAACTCACCCATATCCGCGAAACTGAGCTCGCAAAGCTGCGCAAACTGCGCGATGAGATAGCCGTAGCCACCGGCTACGAGAAGAAAGAGCGCCTGCGCCAAGCACGGGCACAAGAGGAGATAGAGGAGTACAATTGGAAGTTCTACGTGAGTAGAACAAACATC